TCGCCACGAGATAATAGAGCGTCATCGGCGTGGCCGTCGGGTTCATTCGCGCCGGATGCGTCGTCAGGGAGAAATCCGTCCAGCCATCCGACGGCGGGGTTTCACCATGCCACACTTCGGCGGTCACAACTCCAATGGTGTCCCACGTTGACTCGATCCAAATATAATAAGCCTCCTTGTTTTCAGGCACGATGATTTCGCAGTCCGCAATGACCGCCCCGCCGGCCATGACGGGCGCGCTTTTTTGATCTGGATACTTCGCGCCGTCGGTGTTCGTCACCGGACACAAATTGATGTAGCCCGACCGGACAAAGACATTGCGCCAGGTGTGCGAGATGATGTCCAATTCGAGGCTGTCCCGCACGGTGTCGGTGAGCTTGTAAACCTGAAACGGATGACCGCGAAACGCATCGTCAGAATCAAGGTCGAGCGCGTCGGAGGGTGAAGCGTTGATGTCGGCCCGCTGATGTTGACGCACCACAATCTCGTTGCCAGGGAATTCATCGTCAAACGGCCCGCCGCCGTAAGGCTGATATTCGTCAACCGCAAATTGCGTGTCCACCACGCCGACGAGATAGAACAAAACATTCGGCAGAAGTGAATCAGTCATAATGGCCGGCGAGTCGTAATCAAAAGCGTCCCAGCCGTCTGCCGTTGGGTCAAGACCGTGTTCAATTTCCGCGCTGATTACGCCTTCATTGTCAAACTCCACTCGCATCCAAATGAAATACTCAGTTTCGCCCAGCGGCACGTCAATCTCCTGCGTCTCATCGTTAGAATCAAAATCCGTTGGGTCGTCAGGGAATAACGATTCATCCGTGCCGGTGACCTTTAGTAGATTCACGAACGCGCTCCGCACGAACACCCGACGCCACGAATGGTCGCCGTAGGGCAGGTCAAGCTCGCGCCTCTGCGAATCGCGCAGGGCATAAATGCGAAACGGAAACATCGGCACCGGGACACGTTTGGAGGGGTCGCGCTTGGTCGCTTCGTAATACCAGCCATTGGCCGTCTCAACTTTGCGAAAGTCTTTTGAGTCCAGCGGGGTGCGCTCGGCAAGGCATCTGAGCAACGTGCGAATGAAGTCAAAGAATTTTCCGACCTTGGATGGTGCTTTCGGCAGCGGCGTCATGTTAGTGGCGTCTTGTAGGGATAATAAAGCGTTCCTGGGGCAGATGCAAAAACGTATTCCTGCACCCAGTTTTGCTTGCCAGAATACTGAACGGAATTGCTCGGCTGCTTTTTCAACCAGTAGCCATCGTCCGGCATGTAATAGGCTACCGGAATGTTGCACTCTGTTCTTACTTCGTCGGTGGTGTAAAGATAGCCGATGTAACTGTAATCAATCGGAACAAACCAATGCGAAGGGGCGGCGATGGTGCGCCGGAAGGTAACGCCGAAAACATACAGAAATGAATCTCTCCCCGCCATCCGATCTTCAAAGAATTCAAAAGTGTCATTGATTTTGATTGCGTCGTTTCCGCACAAATCGTCGTAGATTCTGCCGATCCAATAGTCGAGCATGTCCCGCGCTTCTTTTGGGTCTTGGAATCCATCAACATTGCTCTCATAATCCTTAATGGCTCGCAGGACTGCCGTGGTGATTTTCTCCGACAGCTTGCTTTGCAGCACCGGCGACAGAAGCGAGTTTTGTGAAACGTCCTGCGGTATTTGCTCAATGGTTTCTGTCAACGCTTCGGTGTCGATTGCCGGTGTGCCTAGCTCGGTTTCAGTTGTTTGCGAACCGCCGCCACCAGCCGTGGCCGTTAATGTCCAAGTCGCGCCGTCGTCGGTCGCCTCAAGATTTATGGTGTCATAAAGCCCGGTTACTTTCGATGCGTTGTAGGCAGTGATTGCCGATGTGTAGGCGTCGCCCGCCGTGCCAGCGTTTGAGCCGGTGAACTTTTGCCGATAGGTGATGGTCTGGCCGCTGGACTTGTTCCAAGAATAGGATTGATAAAGCCCCGGATTCCCAACGCCTAAAACTGTTTTGTAATTTGGCATGATTTAGCTCCAAGGATCGACAGATGTTACCAGTTGAATGCTAGACAACACCTCTGTCGTCTTCGCCAGAGCGGCGGTGTTCATGTTCGTTGCCGTCGTGTTAATCGTCGTTGCGTTCATCATCGGTTCGTAAGCCTTTATTCCGACTGACAAATTGTTTTTCGCCATTTGATCAATTGCCATTTTTTCGGGTTGCGAAAAGCTGCTGCCGCTGTTTTTTCCGTTGGCCTTTTGTTCGAGGCCCAACGCCTGCTTTCGGAGCGCGATTGATTCCAGATTCTCGCCCATGTGAGCTTCGATAAAATCAGCCTTTTCAAGCAAATCGACAATCTGCTTCCGATAGGCGACCTGCTGTTGTAGCGGCTGCATCTGGTCAATCAGCGCGTCACGGCTGGCCTCGTCGAGGTCTTGTTGCGCGGCTGCGATTTTCTCGGCGTGACGCCGCTTGTCAGTGTAAAGTTTTTCGTCGGTGTTCTTTTTGCCTTTTCCAGACGCCGCTTCCAACATCTCAGCATCAATTTTGTCAGCTCGGTCTTTGCCAAAGTATTTAACGGCCTCCTCTCTCCCGTGTTTGGTGTAGGCCGTGTTTGCTTGTGCCATCAACGCCGCTTCTTTTTGAGCGTCTGAACCAAACGCTTCCGCGTAGGTGTATGCTTTCGCGGTCGCATAAGTGTTTTCCGATTCCTCAGGGTGCGCTTTTCCGTAGTCTGAAAACGATTTCTTGTTTTTTCTGATTCGCTCGCGCACAGCGGGGTCGAAAAGCACGCCCAAGGCAGTTGACAACGCGCTCATCCCTCCGGCGGTTGTCTCCGCTGTAATCGTATTCCATGTGTTCTTCAATCGAACCAATGCCCGTTCCGCTTCATCAATTTTTGCAATAGTATCGTCATCCATCAACGCTATCGTGTGGCCTTCCCCAAGGTCTTTTAACGCGTTCAACATCTTCGGCCCAGAACGGCCAAACAATTCCTTCAACGCCGCCGTGGTGGAAGGGTCGATCTTCATCGTCTGCAACGCCACGCCCGCCTTCTTGAGCAAGTCAGCGTTTGTCATCATCGGGTTGTTGAGGTCTGCAATCGTGATGCCAAACTTGGCGAACGAATCCACCATTGAGTCGTTGGATTCCACCGCGTCTTTCCGGCTGGCCGTCACCTTCATCAATGCCGTCTCCGCGTCTTCAAGTGTCAACCCCATTTTGACAAAAGAGGCGGACAGTCTTTGCGTTTCCTCGTAGGTCGTTCCTTGCCGGTCGCTGAAAGCGTCGAAGGCAAGGGCAGCTTTAGCCGCATCAACAATCAACGCTTTGAACGCTTCGATCCCGACGTATGCGCCAACAAGTCCCCTGATGCTTCCAGCAACGGATGAAGCCATTTTGCCCGTGGCCTGCTCCATGCCTTTCACGGCGCGAATGAATCCGGTGTTGTCACCGCCGAATGTGGTCATGAATCCGCTAGCCATTGGATTCCTTTGGTTGAAGCTTGGCTTTCATCGCGGCGAATTCTTCGAGGGGAATGACGCTGACGATTCCGCCGCGCTCGGCGTTGGCCGCCAGCAGGTGTCGGCCCATTGCGAACGGCATGTTAATTGCCGTGATGTAGTTCATGCCGAGGTCAGTCATCAGTGCGACAATGTGCATGAGTTCAGGAACGGTGCCGATATTGCCGAGTCCTTCCCCGCCCTTCTTTGGAATACAGACGGGGAGAACTTTATCCGCGCCGTAGCCCCAGCCGCCGGAGGAAAGGTAGTCTGCAAAACGATCAATCGCGGCCACAAAATCGAACGTGACGCTTTCGCGGCGGCGCAGGAATCGTTTCCGACCAAGCGCGAGTTCTGCGCCCCATGATTTACAGTAGGCAACCATGTCGTCGTCCCATCGAAATTTACAGCCATTCTCATAATCACGCTGGCAAATCCAAACTGAGATGAATAGGTCGTCCATCGTCGGTGGTTCTCCGGTGACGAACGCGCTGCCGAAACGCCGCATGAGCATCAGATGGCCGGCGCAGAGTGGAAGCAACTCCACCCTGCAACACACCACCGGCTCAGGCACGGCGGCGATGAGCCATGCCGATTCGTTCATGTTACGATACGACCGCCAAGATGGTCGCGCTGCGTTTCAGTTCCGCCGAAAAATGGGAAATTCCATCAACCTCATGGCCGCGCTCGAAACTGACCAGCCGCCAATAGGCGGAATCAAGTTCGGAATAGCCAGACGACGCGCAGGTGATGAACTCCATTTGTCCCGGTGACGTGTTGGAAACGGTAAGTGCGGCGGCTTTCGTCGCGGCAGAGTCAAAGCCTTCAACGGAAAGGAAGTCTTCCGGGTCTGCGCCGAGGTCGTTGATCGTCGCGCCGTCGCTGCCCGGCGTGCGGACGTTCTTGGCATAGACTCGCTCTTTGTATTTTAGCGACTTGATGATGTAGGTGGCCGGCCAGCCCGTGCCGGAGAACGCAGTGTGAACAGCGTCGGTGATGGAGAAGTTGACCGCCTTCGTTCCTAATTGCCTATTGTTGTCAGCCATAAATTTATTGTGTTAAACCGTTAATAAGGTGTTCTAATTTTGTGTATTGTCAACGCTAATGTGGTTTGCCGAGAGATTTTGCCAGCCGTTCCTCGGTGGTTTTGCGCCAGTCATTCTGCGCGGCCATACGCCCTTCGTCCATCGCCTTGCGAAGTTTCGCCTGTCCTGCTGGCTGGACTTCAACCGTTTTCGATCCCTTTTCCGTGGTGTAGCTGAACGGCGTGAAAACCTGAGCCTGCGAAGTGGTGGAGAAGTTAAACACCGCTGGAATCGCGTATCCGAAATTGTCTTTAAACTTGGTCTTCATTTCCGTTTTGTTGAACAGAATTGAACCCTTGGCTCGAATCGCCCGGCACAAATCGTTGTATGGTTTGATAAAACGCGAGGCAAGAAAGGTCAGGTGCGAGAGGCGACGTCCAACGAGCGTATTGGCCGCTTTTGAAATTGAGCCGCCATAACTTAGGTCGAGTCCGTTGGTGTTTCCGTGTTTCTTAAAGTAGCTGCCGACGATAATATCCCGCGCACGTCCGCTGATGTTCTTAATGAATCGAGGCTTCTTGAACGAACCGCCCTTCTTGTTGAAAACCTGCCTCGTTGTCGTTGTCCGTAATGCCTGAATCTTGCCACGATCACCCACTGGACAGGCTTTCCACGCCGCCCTCGTGCATTGTGCCGCGAGGTCGTTCAGCGTCTCCGCGTGCGCCTTCCTGCTGCGAAGGATGCGCGGCTGCATGTCGCGGTGAAACGCCGCCTCGTCAAATTTTACGGTTGGCACAAACATATCAGACCCGGTCGCTTTCCGTGCAATCGCGCAACAAAATGAAATGGCGCGTCACCCAGGAGTTACCGATGGTTTCGTGCGTGATGTTGCCCAGCATCCAACCAATCACGCTGAAGTCGGCCACGGCAGCGGATAGGATGGTTGCCAGCCCCTCAACGTAAATCATGTAACGCACCGCATCGCATCGCCCGTCGTGAAGCGCGGCGAGATCAACGGCGGCTCCGGTGCTGTCCGCTCGCCCGCTCAAATCGGTCACAACCTTTATCTCGCATTGAGCCTGCCAGTGGCCGCTTCGATTCAGTCCAGATTCGCCGGTTGATTCAAGAGTCCGGCAGATGGTTGCGATGTGATCGGTCTCCAGCGTGTCCGTCACCATTGAAACAGCGTTCAGAATCCCGTCCGTGATGTAGGCGTCAACGCTGGTGCCAATGAGCGTTTGAAAAGCTGTTTCGATTTTGCGTTCGAGTGTCATTTCGGGTTTGCCCCGTTAGCCAACAACATCGTTACCAATGGATTCTCCGCGCTGGCCCGCACCGTGCCGACGATGTAGGTGACGCCGGCCACGGTGACGTTGCGACCTTGCACCGGGGCCGTCGCTAGGTCGTCGGCAAGATAGTTCACGCTGGCCGAGTATTCGCTGAACAAGCCACCGTCTGACGGCGTGCTACCCTTGGTGATGCGATTGAACACGCACGTCACCGCCGTCCCTGCGTAGGTGAAGGACTGGCTTCCGCTTGTCGTGATCGTCTCACGAAATGCGGCGATGAAATCGGCAAAAATTGCAGCGGCCATAATTAAAAACCCCGCCCCCGGTTTCCCAGAGGCGGGGATGAAACAACACGAACCAAAATTTGTTAACCGATGATGCCGGCGACGTGCTCAGGCTTCACAACGGAAACTCCCCATGCACAGGCGATCTCGAAATGCACCATGCGGAAACCGGGATACATCGCGAGTTCAAACGAAATTCCGCTGCGAGGGTCGGTGATGGTTGCACGATCAATCGCGAGGTCATTCGGGACACTGGCCGGCAGGCGAGTTGAGAGGACGATGGCGTTGCGGCTGAAGGCCACGTTGCGGGCCGAGGTGGCAAAAACCGTGATGGCCGTGTTATCGGCAACCGCAGCCTGAAGGCCGGGAGCGTTAATCACAATCGTGCCGCTGGCCGCAGTTGAGCCAGTCGCGACCACATATTTCTGCGCCCCGCCGGTCGTGCCGGTGATGGTCAGAATGTCGCCAGCAACGATGCCGGTGGTGTTAACCGTGCCGGTGTCGAAGGTAATGGTGGTGTCGCCAATTGCGTTCGCGCCGTTAAACAACGCGCCGGTCATTGCGCCCGCCGTGGTGGACTGAATCTTTGCGGACTGGCGAAGGCTGAAGCCGTAGAGGTCGCCGAGCGTTCCCTGACGGAGCAGGTTGCCGCCGTCGCCGGCTTCGTTGACTTTGTAAAGGTTGGACGTGCTGCGGAGAGCCACAGCAGCGGTCGTATTGAACACAGCGGAGCGGTCAGAAGAAGGTGCTCCGTTGTCGTCAAGTATCTTCTGGGCCTGCGCGAAGTCGGCAAGAACCGGCGCGGTGCCAGCGGTCGCACCGAAGAAACGGCTGACGCCATTTTTCGCAGCCACGGCGCAATCGACTTCGATTTCGTTCACGGCGGCGCGAATGGCCTGCGCGATCTGGCCCTGCTGCAACGAAAGATAACCGGGGCCGTTGTTCACGGACTTGATTTCTTCCTGAGTCCAGGAGAACGGAAAAGCGCGTTGCTTAGAAATGCTGTGCGTAACATAACCGATGGTCTGGTAAGCCGCCGCCGGGAAGCTCATCGCCGGGGTGATGTCTTTGCCGGCAGAGTTAGACGGCGTGATAGGAATGCGAATGTTTTGGTTTGCGGCGATGGTGTCAGCGGACGGGTCAAGCTGCACGGCGGGGATGAATCCGACCAGTTCGCGGGAGACAACATCCAAGGCGCGGTAAGCGTCTGGAATCAAATTTGTAAGAGTGTTGGCCATAAATTATTTGTGGGTTATTTGAGTTTGCCGCCGTTCTTCACGAAAGACATCGCGTCGTAGGCGGGCATTTTTGCGAATTCTTCGCGGGACATTTCCTGCATGGAGTTTTGGTTCTGTGAATCAGAATCAATTTTTACGACCGGCCCGCCTTGTCCAGCAACAATAGCCAGAGCCTTGCGGTTGGCTTCAAGGTCGAGTTCAGCTTTGCCGTCGGCGAGAGCCTTTTCAGCCGACACCTGAGCGGCGATGGCTGAATCCTTGGCGATGTTCGCGGCGGCGAGATTGGTTTGAAGCGTCGAAATTTCAAGGGCGAGATTTGACGCCGTTTCTTTTGCATCAACGAGTTCGGCAGACTCTTGGCGAGCCGCGACCGTAGCGGCTTCCGCGAGGGCCAGCTTGCTTTTCGTCTCTGCGAGTTCTTCAATTAGAGTCATAAGTTTTACTTCTTGGGATTATTAGTCAGCCTAATCATCCGCATTGTCAAATTTATTTTGTAAAGAGTTTCATGGCGGCCTCAATGCTGTCGGCGGTTCCGTCGCAGAATCCTTTGGCCGCGCCGATCTTCCCGCTGAAACATTGGCCGTCCATGTCTTCGTCATCGATTGGCCGGTATAGCTTCACGAATGTTTTGAACTCGCCGGCGATGGCGTCAACGTCGGCCTGGGTCTCGGCAATCATTCCATCCGTAACCTTGCCATCTGCGCCGAGTCCTTTGGAAACGCCGCTGGCAATGCGCGTTAGCTTCAACCCCATTGATTCAAGGAAGCCCGTGGCGTCAGTTAGCACCGTGTAGCAGCCAACGGAGCCGATGCCACCGGAGCCGAGCGAAACGATGGCGTTTGCGCCCGCTGCGATCCAGAGCGCGGCGGAGTAGCAGTCTCGCGCAAACACGCGGACGGGCTTTTCGCCGCCGGCTTGGATCGCGGCAATCTTCGCGGCCAATTCTGGAATGCCTGTAACCATTCCGCCCGGCGAATCAATCGCCAACCAGATAGATTTGACTGCCTCATTTGCCATCGCCTCG